TTAAGAAAATGGGTTATACATCCCAGCAGATTGAATATCTGATGGTCGCTATTGGTGGTTATAAGATTGACGATGACACCAAGGGTGCCATTAGCGGGTCGACAACGAACCCATTCAAAAAGAAATAGGAGGAACATGTAGTGGAATTTATAATCGACGGCGTCTTACATTATTATTTGGGCATCGCTTTGGCGGGTCTGACTGGGTTTGTGATATACCTTTTCAAGTACATGCGGTCGTTGCAACGGGGCGTTAAAGCCATCCTGAGGAACAACATCATCCATGTTTACAATGCCAGTACTGACCGTGGGTACATGCCAATTTACGAGCAAGATGCCCTCAATGCCCTGTACGATTCTTATAAGGGAATGGGCGGTAACGGAACGGTTGACCGTTTGATGGAAGAATTAGAGCGACTGCCCATTGTCGATAACGATAAAGGGTTAAAAACAAACCGAAACATGAATAAAAATTTATAAGTGAAAAGGACCCGTTAAGGTCCTTTTCTTTTCTAGTTGCCAACGATTTTGAAAGGAAGACAAGTGGATGAGGGGGGTCATCCACACCATTATTTTACCATATCCACGAATATATGCAACCCGTGATTTTCGTTTACAATAATATACAATAATATACAAAAGGTATTGACAACGCTTTATCTCGATGGTAATATTAAAGCATAAAGGAGGCGATGTGATGAACATTAAAGAGCGCCGAATCGAATTGGGTGCCTCACAGGAAAAACTGGGAATGATGGTCGGTGTTACGACCAAGACCGTATGTTTTTGGGAAACGGGCAAAAGCAAGCCCAGCGCTAAGCACTACCAGCGATTAAAGCGTGTGTTTGGAATTAAGGAGGAGCATGGAAGCAAATAAAATCTACCTCGGGGATAGTTATCAACTCATGAAAGATATCCCCAACCAAAGCGTAGACTGTGTGTACACGGATGTACCGTATTTATACACCCAGTCGGGAAACGGAGAGGGAAAAGGGTCCGAGTTAAACAAGAGCATCAGGAGTAAAAACAGGCAACTATCCGATGCCAACATCGTCGACGGGTTTGATTACAACCTGTTAGGCGAAATGGTCAGGGTTTGCAAAAAGATAAACATCTTTATTTGGTGTAGCCGACTGCAAATACTGGACATCCTGAAATACTTTGAAAACCTCGACTGTACTTACGACATCCTCGTATGGAACAAGACCAACCCGATACCCGCCACCAACAACGTATGGCTATCCGATATTGAGTATTGCTTATATTTTAGGGGAAAGGGCGTTAAATTGAATGACGGGTATGATATCAAGAGTAAATGGTTTACGACCCCCATCAACCAAAACGACAAGAATGAATTTTCACACCCAACGATTAAACCGCTAGAACTGGTTAAAAGGCACCTGCTACACGCTACACAGCCCGACGATATTGTTTTGGACCCATTTATGGGCTCGGGCACGACGTGCGTAGCATCGCAGGAAATCGGGCGAAAGTACATAGGGATGGAAATCGACTCGACGTATTTTAGAATCAGCAAAGACCGCCTAAACGGCATCAACGTAAGCGGTCAAACTAGCATATTTACCGATTTTGACAACCTATAAGGAGGACAAAGAAAATGTCAAAGATTACAGTCAATAGAGAGATATTGACAAACATTGTTAAAGAAACCATCAGAGGCGAGTTGTACAGTTGGAACCTCGCCAAACACCGCAAAAACATGACGCTTGATGAAATACGGAAAGAATCCATCATAGGGAGCGACCCGTACAAAATCGTCGCTTTGTTGGAAGATTTAGAATTAGCCACCAAGTTATACAACGAAATCATCGAAGAAGAATTGGCGAAGAAATTAAAGGAGGAAGAAGATGACAAAGCAACCGCTTAACCCATTTACTGGGGAAGAACCTGTATTGCCGTTGGAAAAACAACCAGTCGTAGATAAAACCGCTACCGTGGAAGCCAACGCTCAAAAAGAAGAGGTCATCGATTTTTACAAACTAGGATTACAATGGCGCAAAAACCAAGTCCGCCAAGAACTCGCCGAATTAGGGGTCTTAAAGAGAGATGGTTACAACCCGAACGGGAAATATCAATTTTTCAGCGAAGCCCAGTACAAGGCGCTGTTTACAAGACTGTTCGCCAAACATGGAATCGAATTTAAAGCCACGATGCTCGGAGCCGATTATGACTCGTTTACCAACCCGAAAACAGGAACGTTTCAGTTTATGCGGAGGGTCATGATGGAGTTTACCATTATGGATGTACACACTGGGGAGTCGGAAACAAGCCAGTTTGTTGGTGAGGGATTCGATACGGGCGACAAAGCCATTTATAAGGCTTACACGGGCGCATTGAAATATTACTACGCCGACACTTGGCAAGTAGCAACTGGCGATGAGCCTGAAAACGAAAAGGTTGAAGAAGCGCCAGCGCCGATACGTTTGATTGAGGACTTTCAAACAGAAATCATCAGCAAATTTTACACGGGCGACAATATGACAAAATTGCTCGGGAAATATGGAATCAAGACCCTCGGCGAGATGACGTATGAAGATGCCAAACAGCAAATACTCGACCTCAAGAAGATGTTGAAAGACAAAGATGAGCAGAATAAAACTGGATAAGGATTCGCACATTTACACGGTCGATGGCAGGGAACTGCCATCGGTCAGTGCAATCATGCGACCGCTCAGCGAGGCTTATTACAAGGATGTACCCAACAAATACATGGTGGTCGCACGGGAACGTGGAATCGAAATTCACGATGCCATTGAAACATTTTTGATGTTTGGTATCATGCCGACGGTTTGGGAGGACTACTTAAAGTCTTTCAAAGCATGGATGGATTATGTAGGGTTTGAGGTCATTAAAACCGAGATGATGCTGACGAATAACATTTATTGCGGTACCATCGATTTATACGGGGAAATACAAAGCAGGCGGGTCTTAATCGACATCAAAACCACCGCTAAGAAAAACACCAAGTTGCTCGAGGTCCAGTTACAGGCTTATAAAGAATTGGCGGAGTACAACAAAATACCAGTGGATGACACCTATTATTTAGGATTATTCAAACAGGGTTATGACTTTTCAATGGTCAAAGGAAATGTAGAAAAATGGAGGGAAATGCTTGAAGAGTTTACGCACCAAAGCGGTATCCATCAACAAAAAGACCAAGGCTAAGGTCCACGAGCGGGATGGCGGTCAGTGTATATTTTGTTTGACCTATGTCGATGAATTTTACGCCAACGCCCATGTTATACCAAGAGCGGGCGGAGGGCTCGGGGTCGAGCAAAACATCGTTACGGCTTGCCCAAAGTGCCACCATTTATTTGACCATACCACCCAACGGACCCGCATGATGACCATTGCTTTGAAACACATTACCCACCATTATCCCGATTACAACCGCCTAGATGTCATTTATCAGAAAGGAGCATACAATGTCAAATAAGTTTGCAGGGGAGCGTTTGTTTAGATTTAACCCATTTAACATTAAAAACTGGACCGATGAAGAGGTCATCGAACAGTTTGGTCTGTTGGAGCAAAGTTTGCCCGACGGGGATACCCCACAGGAACTGGCGCAAAGCATCGATGTGTATGCCAACATGGGATACCTCATCGGGGAGATGTACGCCCGTTACCACGAATCAGTCAGCATAGCCGATAACGAATTGAAAATAGGCATTGCAAACGCCATCTACCGAGAGCGCAACAACTGGAAAGACATTTCCAAAGAAAAGCCCCCAGCGATGTCGTACTTTGAAGCCAAAGCCGAATCCCAGTACCGAGATGAGTACAGGGAACTGGCTCGGAAAGAATCAATGTTTAAGAGATTAAAATTTGCTTATGAGAGCATCCAAGACAAGCAGAACGCACTCAAAAAACGCTTGGATGCTATCAAGTATGATGTGTTTAACCAATAAGGAAAGGAGGACAAACACATGTTATTATTACTGCCAGTGGTCGTATTAGACGACAAGGGGAATTTAAAAGATGGAAAAGAATCCGAATAGAGTCCCGATTATCATTACCGACCTAGCGGGGGAGAAGAGGCACATCGGCGACTTTGATAAAGACGACCTGACCTTTTATACCGACCGCAGGTACAGCAAGCATTTTTTCAGGACAACTCAATCTTGGGGTCTTGACCACGCTATGTTCAGAGAGATGGTTTTAAAGTACGGTTTGCGCTTTGTAGTTATCCACGATAAGGAAAGTAAAAAGCGCTACCGTGCCCAACGGCAAGTTATCGAAGAGCGATGCGATTATAAACAATTTGGGTTGAACCGTTTGCAGATTTTCCTGCCCATCCAATTTTGGGAGGAAATATGAAATTAACGCTCGCCGAATTGAAAAAGAAAATTATTGAAGATGAAGTCGGGGAGGTCGTAGTCTTTGACTGCCCCGACTACGCCGATGCTTTTGTTGGTTATACCGATGGCGAGGAAAACCAACGAGCCGTTTACGAATACAACAAGATGGTCGAGCATTTAGTTGCTGACGGCATGACGTATGAGGATGCCGTAGAGTTTATCGATTACAACACCCTGCGGGCGATGCCATATTACCCCGAGGGACCCATCATTATTAACACACCTGACTGGAGGGAAGATTATGAATAATGTACTACTCATGGGGCGCTTAACCAAAGACCCCGAACTACAAAAAACATCCAAGGGCGAAAGCATTTGCAAGTTTAATCTTGCTGTGGATAACCACGGCAACGAAACGGACTTTATACCCTGCGTGGCGTTTAAATCCAACGCTGATAACATCAGCAAATATATGTCTAAGGGTCAGCAATTTATCGTAGAGGGGCGCTTACAAAGCAACACCTACAACGACCAAGAGGGCAAACGAAAGACATCGTACAGCGTTGTCGTAGGCAGATTTTACTTTACCGCCGACAAAGGGTCAAAACAACCGATTAAAAACGTGCCAAATGAACCGACTGTCGACGAGGTCGCAGATGATATCAAAGAATATTTTGATAAATATGAGGGTTTAGACTTTTAGCCCTTGTATATTAAAATATAACAATGTATAATGGAATCAACCACAAAGGAGGTAAAAATGGACAAATTATATACGCCCCATGAGGTTGCTGAATACCTTAACGTATCGCCTATAACGGTGTATCGTTGGGTCAAGGCTAAGAAAATAAAATCGGTACGGTTTGGGGTGCAAATTCGCATCCCTCAAAGTGCCGTCGATGAATTCTTGGCTGTGCAACTACCCGAACAACAAACCGATGTTGTAGAGGGCTAAAAATGACAAGATTGTATTGGCTAAAACTGAAAGATGATTTTTTCAGACAAAAGGAAATCAAACGACTACGGATGATAGCAGGTGGGGATACCTACACCATCATTTATTTGAAACTGTTATTGTTATCATTATCCAACAACGGGGAAATATACTATGACTCCATCGGCGACACATTCATTAACGAATTAGCCTTGGAGTTGGATGAAAAGCCCGACAATGTAGATGTAACGGTCAAATACTTAATTAGCAAGGGTATGGTCATTATCGAGAATAACGAAACGATGGTTATGAACCATCTGCCTGAGATGATAGGCACCGAATCTGATAGTGCTCAGCGAGTAAGACGACATAGAAGCCGTAAAAAGGAGTTACAATGTAACACTCCTCCGTTACTTGGTAACGGCGGTGTAACAGATTGTAACAATGGAGTAACACAGATATTAGATATAGATAAAGAGATAGAGATAGATACAGATAAAGAGGAAAAATTAGCCGAATCAGACCCCGTCGTTATAACGATGCCTACTAAGGAATCCAAAGACTACGACGTAAGAGCAAGCGAAACAAGACTGTATCTAGAAACTTATCCTCTTATCAATATCATCGGGGAATTAAAAATCATGAAAGCATGGTTGATAGCCAACCCCACCAAACAAAAAACGTATAAGGGGATGCCCCGTTTCATTAACGGGTGGTTATCTCGAATTGAGAAACCAAGCGACAACGGTCGCAAGGATATTTTACCGAAATGGTATGAAGCGCCATCCGAACATGAGCCCGCTGTGTTCATGACAGATGAAGAGCGCAGAGAAATTATCGCAAGAATGCGACAATGACAGGACTCGAACCGATGCATATTGGCGAGATGTTAAAACTCCGCCGAGTAAACAACGGTTACGATAAGGGTGTATTGGCTCGTGTAGCGGGCATCAGTATCAGGCGACTGCTTGAAATTGAAAAAACAGGGGTTGCGACACCCAAAGAGGTCGACAATATTTTAAAAGCAATGGAGCGCAAGGCTTATATAAACGCCGTAGCGCCATCGCTAGACATTATCCAAGAACAAGCACATATTATAACCCTCTTAAAGGAAAGCCTCGCCCAGCGCCTTAAAAACAAGGTCAGGGCGGACTTAATACAGGTTGTGTTTGATTATATGGATGATGTTTGCACCGAATCCGAGTACTTGGGCATGATGTGTTCGAGAATTGGAGCCGAGGAGATTGTACTTGATAAAGTGAAAAAGAGGAGGACCATCAAGTGACGAAGAAGAAAAAAGTATGTATTAAGGATATTGATGAATATCAAGAAATCATTTTCCGCCCGTTTACCGATGAACAGGATAAACTAAGTTTTATCAAAGGTTGTATCGGGAGTATGCAATTAGGCAATAAGGCGCTGGAAGATAATTTAATGAAATCCATCAAAAATGCCAAACCCGATGCCGATGGGGGTAAAATTATCGAGTTGGATGTGGCAGGTTTAGGAAACCAACTGGCTCAGAATTTATTTGACATGGCTTGTTTGGTAAAGTTGCTTGGGTTGCCGATGAGTAGCATCGCCCAATTTGGGGTGGATACCATGCACCAAAATTACCCCGAGCACTATAATAACTAATATGCGGTGCGAAAAATGTGAAAACAATTATGACAGAGATGAAACCATTTTCTATGTAACCACCGACCGAAAAGTTATTTGTGATAATTGTTTTAATGAATTATTTGAATGCCCTGAGTGTGGAGTAGATTACTCCTCCGAGCAGGAAAAGTTTAGTTTAAAAGACGGCATGTGTAAAGCATGCGCACAACAGTTGCTATAACACTTAAAAGGAGGACATTATGAGCAATATTGAAAATGAATTGAAGATAAAAGAGAATAAGTTTGAGGTGGGTCAAATTGAGGTGGACTTTGCGGAAATCGTCGAGGAGGCGGTGGTATTAAAAACCATTTACAGCAACCTGATTGTTACCGAAAAAGACATCGACCAAGCCAAAAAGGACCGTGCCAAGTTGAACAACCTTGTCAAGCGCATCAGCGACTGGCGCATCGCCCGTAAAAAAGTATGGATGAGCCCGTTTGAAACGCTGGAAGCCGAGGTCACCCGAGTCAGCAAAATCATCGGCGAGGGAATCGATAACCTCGACCGCCAGTTAAAGGATTATGAAGCCACCCGAGTGCTGACCCGCAGGGAAGCCATATTCGCCCGCTATAACACGTTGAACATTGAAAACAAAGTGCCGTTTGAGCGGATACTGGATAACAAGTGGCTCAATGCCAGCACCACCGACAAGCAATGGCAGACCCAGTTGGATGACATCGCTAAGAAAACACATGAGGCATGGAACACCATCGAACACATGGGAAGCAAATTGTATCCTGAGGTCTTGGTGCAGACGCTATTTAAAGAGGTCGCTCAAACCAATTACAGCAAAACCTTGGACATCAACATGGCAATGCAGGCTGGTACCAAAGCGGTCGATGAAACGCTCGCCATCCGTGATATGTTTGAAGCCCAAAAGGCGGTCGAGGAAGCGATTGATGAATCCATTAAGGCTCCACAGCAGGATGTCGAAATCATCCAACCTACCCAAAAGCGTGGTCGGTATGGCATCTATTTTGAGGACTATGACGAGTTTGAAAAAGCAGTCGAAACCCTGAAAATGAAAAATATTAAGTTTTTTGTTGAATAGCATTGACAACTAATGTATATGGTTGTATAGTATAGTCAAGTTATAAAGGAGGACCTAGAAATGGAACGCTATAACATGACACTAAAACAACTAGAAGAAAAGATGACCCAACAAACAGCGAAGATGGTCGGAATGAAAACCCAACTATACTCGGCTGTACAAGATGTAGTTAGAAGAGAGTTTGGCTATGGAGTCGTTGAGGGGGATTATTTTATGGATGGTAAAACGTTTTATATTAGACGATATACCAATAACCAAGATATCAGAAACCGCCCCGTAATTTGCAAGGTTGAAGTCAGTTGCAAAAAGACCAACGAGAAAAACAACATCATCCCTAACTACGACTACTACAACCGCAAAGACCGTTATAAAATCACAGAGATTATCCTGACTCCTGTACATGGAAAATCTACGGATGACAGCGTACAATCGATTGTTGATTTTATTGACGGGTTACTGGCGGAACGCAAAAACATCAAAGAAGAGCAGAGAAAAAGAAACATCGCCCAAATGAATCGATTGATGAAAGAGGGCGAACTGGGAGCCATGTTCAGGCTTTATGAGAGCCTTGATTATGAAACCAAGAAAATCCTGAAAGAGTGGGAAAACTAATGCTTACGAAAACCATTGTGCAGTACAACCAAGAGTTGGAGTCCGCTTTGGTCGGTAAGATAGGGGATAGAAAAGAATTGTTGAGGTCAGTATCCGCAATCGTTGGGTCCGACCTCAGCATCGCCTCTGCCGACCTCGCCTACAAAGTCCACGAAACAGCACTTTATATCCAAGGGGACATCAACTACAACACCATCTATTTCAGATGCGTGAACCCAACCAACCAAGCCCACCAGCCTATACTGTTAAAATGCCGAGTGCAGATGACATCAAAAAACTTAGCCCCAAGCAACCATGCAAAGAACCGATTACTGATTGAGAGAATCTTTGTAACGCCTGTGGTGTATAATCGGTCTTTGGAAAAAATAACGCTGGAGGATACTCTGTTAAACGCTTACCGACGCATTGAATCAAGAATGGATTACAACAGCAGAATCGTAAAAACAACCCACGAAGCCATCGTGCATCATTTGCAAAAAGGGGAATATTACCATGCATTTACGACCTTTAATTTAACATCGGTCGATGCACAAAAAGAAATTTTGAAACTATTAAAGGAGGGCAAAAATAATGGCTAGATTTAGAACACGAAAAAACCACTACAAACTGACAGACATCGAGCGCATCTTACTCGATACCCTGCCTGAGTCCAACAAATTGAATGGGTATATTGCCCGCAACCCCAAGGGGAACCTGACCATCTACCTAGATGAGCCGTATCAAAACAGCGAGGGCATTTGGGTATGCAACGACTACACCAAAGGCTTTCCTTACCCGCATCATTTTAGTTTTATTACCGACAAGCCGTTGAGAATCGCCGATATCTTAACAACTACTTATGTTGAGGACAACGACTATTTTACACCCAAAGACGGCGAGACCTACTTTACCGTAGGTACAGGGCAATTTACCATCCAACGCAACGTATGGTCGGGGACCAAAGGCGACTTATTCAGTTTGTTGAATAACATCTGCTACCCGACATACAAAGCCTGCCGTTTACACTACGACGAGATTATTAAGTTTTACGATGGCATCTACCACGACCATCGGGAGGCGACCGAATGAATAAAATACAAAGAGCAGTCAGGTCGTATCCGAGCCAAAATAACGCCCTGCAGGAAACCCTCAACAAAGGGTGGGTCGTAGCGCATATTACTACGACATCCGAGTACATTGAGTACATCGTGGAAATGGAACAGTCACACGCACCGAAAATTGCGGTGCCAACTATAACGACGGGGTGCAAAGAACCCGATTCAGACTATGTCTATCAATGCCCTGCGTGCAAGGCTCTGTTAAGACCTTTACAAGTTGCCGAACATTACCACAAGACGAACAGCAAATACTGCTCTAATTGCGGTGTCAAGTTTGGATGGTGGGAGGAAATCGAATGTTAGAATACACCCAAGCCATTATGACAGCATTCGCTTTGCTAGTTACATGCACAATATTAAACATCATTTTGTTCTTACTCCTGACCTATTATTTTTTCAGGATAAACAAGTTGATTGACTACGCCAACCGACTGGCGGATGAAACTTGCGAGGTCGTAGTTATTGGCGACTACAAGACGGACCCGTATGGTGACCTGTAATGGGAGCGTTTAAACACATACTAAAAGTGTTATTCAAAAAAATGTTTAAACCAAAATGTGAACACAAAAACACAAATTGGTACATCAAACGATATGAGGGGCAAAAGGTCCAATTATTCAACCTGTCAGGCGAAACACGATATTTGTATTGTGACGATTGCGGGGAAGAATTGCGAAACGCCTTTTTCCCCAACTTTGATGGGAGTTGATAAAATGATTGAATCCATACAAAACGCAGTCAAAGAAATGGCTGACATCCAACGGGGATTAGAAAAGCGTTATCAAACCACCTATAATTATTTGTTTGGCAGGACCCACCCATTCTTTGGGGAACCCTACACTATTATCGGTTTGATTTTACGGACCGTAGATACCAAGGTTGAACACCCCGAACAAGATGGTGCATTTGAAATCGCTTTCCACTACGAACCCATCCTGATATTCTGTAAAGGATTGGTGGATGGACCCGACCGAATCAGGGAGTTGCCGTTAAAGCATTATATGGTCGTTACCACGTTGGAACCGCCGTGGAAATTTGATATCACGATTGAAAAGGAGGACAAAGATGGTACAGGTCAAACGACAAGCCTTTTGTGAGGTTTGCAAGACGGAGTTGAGCGGATTGACTTTCACGGAAAGCAATTTTTACAACAAGAGCGCAAAAGAGGTTTTAGAGTTATTATTTAGAACACCCTACGACCGAGATATAAGTGTAGTGTTTACATCTGACCAAACCGAGGGCAGGTCGTGTGCTCCGTACCTGACAAGGGAAAGAGTGACCATGTGCCCGAATTGTTACGCCAAGTTATTAAACGGTCAGCAATTATTCGCTTACGGTTGCCAAGGGTATAATACTTACTACTTTAAGGAGCCGAGCAATGGATGAGTCAATCAAAAGCGTTTGCATTTGGTACCCAGTAGGTGACCAAGAAAAACCCGAGGCGATTGCGTTAGCCAACGAGGTCGCAAGGGATTGTATCTTAAAAGACAAGGCATACGGCGTTATCAGCATTGGCGAAACACCCAACGATGTGACATATAGAACCAAGGATGGGCTTGTGTTTGCCCGCAAGGTTGAGGATGTGCTTTATTTGCAAGTGATGCACGGTCATCATAACGAAAAAGACATCGAGCAATTTTATGATTAAACTCGTTATCATCCTGCTACTGTTGAGCGGGTGCGGGTTAAAACCCCTGACCGAAGAGGACCGCAAAAGCGTCGACCAAAGCGCCGTTGTATTATGCGACTATGAATTAGGGGTCGAGTACTGGTACAACCGTTGGGAGGGAACGCTCACCCCACGTTGGAACCGTGACGGGTCCTTAAAGCAATGCCCTATACTGGAGGAATACGATTATGATTAAATCCGTAGTATTACACCTACCCGTCGAGTTTATTGAATCAGCCCAGTTGATGATTGATGTTCGCAAGGTCGCAAAGGATTGTATTGAAACTTACGAACGACATGAGTGCCTTGACCCACGTTATTATAGTGACGGTCCAGCATGGAACAATCGCATGGGATATGAAATCAACGGGAACTATATAAACGCCACATACGCCAAAGGGAAACTACACTTATCGGGTGTATATCATTTACCATCGGAGGTCAAGGATGATTAAAACCGTATCCGTACACTTTCAACTGCAAGACATGATGGATGACCCGCAACTATTAAGGGATGTACAAATGGTGGTGGAGGATTGTCGCAAGACCGAATTAGCCCACGGATGTATTAACCCGAACCTCATGGCGTTTGGTCAAAACTCCATAGGGTACATGGGTGACGGCTTATACATGAGAGCCAAAGTATCCAAAGAACGGTTACACATCAACGTAGATATTAATGAAACGTATTAACCGCATTAACCTGCGGTTTTTTTGTGCCAAAAATTGACTTATTTTCCTAGCACGTTACAATACAATTAGATAGGTTTTGTGACGTTTCCTACCTAAGCAATGTCATTTTCTCTCCTGAAATCCATACGCTCTCTCACAAGCAAAAAACGTCATAGAATATGGGGTGGTCCAAAATGAATCAAATAGTAAAGGAGGACAAGCCTAGAGGGAACCCAAGACGATTCGCAACCGAACAAGATTTCCATAACGCTGTTGTTGAGTACCTTGAAGCCTGTGAATTAAAGTATAAACACTTTCCCAATATAGCGGGATTCTGTGTTTATCACGACATCACAAGAGAGACCTTTTATGCGCAAAAGAATTATTACTCTGACACTTATAAAAAAGCGCAGGAAATGTTAGAAAACGCTGTCATCAATACAGCGCATGGCTCCGATACGATGAAAATATTCTACCTCAAAAATAAGTTTGGATTCAGGGACCGCATGGAAAACACCATCACCCAAGACGAACCATTAAAGGTCAGCCTGCAGTTGGATAAGTTAAGTAACGATGAGTTGATGTTACTTAAAGACCTAACAGCAAAGGCAACGGTCAAATGATAAACCACAAACTGGTCCTCGAGGAATTATCCCGCAGGGACTACGGCGAGTATGTAGAATATGTACACAACGGTCGTTATAAGCATGGCAGGTTTACCCGATACCTCACAAGGGAAATACAGGACTTTGTATTTACGGACTACGGGCATGCTTACGATATATTGATTCTAACGGTGCCACCACAGCACGGTAAGTCCACCACCATTACCGAAACATTACCATCGTATTACTTAGGCAAGAACCCATACGGGCGTGTCATCGAGATATCCTATAACGATGGGTTTGCCACCAAGTTTATACGCCGTAACAAAGAGAAGATTATGGAGTATGGTAAAGACATTTTCAATATTGAGTTAGGCGTACCCAATACCGCTAACGAATTTCTATTGACCAATAAAGTCGGCGGTATGATATCCCGTGGTGTCGGCTCAGGTATTGCAGGTAACGATTGTAACTTGTTGCTCATAGATGACCCCATTAAGAACTCGGCGGAGGCAGACAGCCTTACCATGAGGGACAACCTATGGGAGGAATGGCTAAGTGTTTACAAGGGTCGTTTAGCCCCAAACGCCAAGGTCATTATTATTACCACCCGCTGGCACATGGATGACATCGTAGGCAGGATATTGCAGACGGAGCACAACGTTAAATACATCAACTTTCCTGTTGAGTGCTTAGAGGAGTCCGATATACTCGGTCGCAAAAAGGGCGACGCTTTGTTTCCTGAACTGGGCAAAGACAACAAGTGGCTAGCAGATTTTAGAATATCCTACCAAAATGAACAAGGGAGCCGAGCATGGACAACGTCGTTCTTAGGGCAACCGACCAACGTAGACGGGAACATATTCAAGCGCCGATGGTTTAATAAGTACACGGGGCATGTACAAACCGCCTACAAAGCAATATCGATTGATGCCTCATTTAAAGGGGATAAAGATAACGACTTTGTTTCCATACAGGTATGGGGCAAAATAGACCAAAAATACTATCTTTTGGACCGATATAAGGCTCGTATGGGCTTTGTCGATACGATAGCAGTAGTTAATCGTATTATAGCCCGCCACATGGATTACAACGTTATCTACGTCGAGGATAAAGCCAACGGCTCAGCCATTGTTGATGTATTGCACCGCCGTTACCAAGGAGTCATCCCAGTCAACCCTGAGGGTGGCAAAGTAGCGAGGGCTTACGCCGTACAACCGTTGTTTGAATCAGGCTGTGTGCACATACGGCAGGATATTGATAAGGACTTTGAAGATGAGATGTGTAACTTTCCTGAGGGGGTCAACGATGACGATGTTGATGCCTGCACCCAAGCGCTCAACCGCTTACGGGAGATTGTAGCCAAGTTATCGTATGTAGACCCTGACAAATGGGATGAAGAAGACCAACTCAACGATGTGTTGGGTTACAGATAGGAGGAGCCTATGGAACTTATAGCCACGGTACTGGGCATGTTGTTAGCATTTATACTGGGAGCCTATATAAGACAACCGTTTGAACGAAAACCCCGCTCAGAGCCTGAAATAAAGCCACAGGCGGACCTCGAAGAGATTAAACTGACCGACGAAGAACGAAAGTTACAAGAGCGTCGCCAAGAGCAACTATTAAAAGCATGGAACTATACGGGCAAGCCCGTCGATGAGGGAGGTGACGATTGATGGAATTAGGCAAGGACCCAAAGAAACTATGGGACCAATATGAAAAGGTCAAGAGTTACAAGACCGCCATCGGTTTGTACGAGCAAGTAAAAACAAATCAAAACTTTTACCTCGACAAACAATGGGAGGGTTTGAACGCTCCTGACATCGACAAACCAGTCATCAACGTTATCCGCCCATCGGTGGACTACTACTCATCCATGCTGGTATCTGATGACATCGGTATCCAGTGCCAATTTCCCGAGGACACACCCGACGAGGTCAAACAGGCGGTCGAGTATATTATCGAAAAGGAAATCGAAGATGTATTCGAACATACCAAGTTTAGGAAAAAGTCCCGTGCCTTTATCAAAGCATGCGCCGTCAATGCAGATGCGTTCTTCTATTGGCGTTATAACAGCACCAAACAAACCAAAAAGGATGTCGTTGGAGCCATCGACTTAGAGATGCTAGCCAACACCAACGTGGGGTTTGGCGACCCGACCGAACACGATGTCCAAAAGCAACCGTGGATACTGGTGGTACAAAAGGTACCGACCGACAAGTTGAAAGAAATCGCCAAGGAAAACGGCGTACCAAAGTGGGAAGAAATACGAGAAGATGACGAAGAGTATAACCAAATGGAAACGGAAGCCCGTGTACACTCAAAATATACAACTTTGCTGACGTTTTTCTATAAGGTGCAGGGCATTGTACACGCTAAGCAAAGTACATCGACTCACATCATCCGTGATGAAATCGACCTCGGTATTAAGTTGTACCCCATCGCTTATATGTCATTCAGGGAACAACAAGACTCATACCACGGGGTCAGCCCTGTAACTGGCGTTATCCAAAACCAAATCATGATAAACAAGTTTTACATGATGATAGCCGAGTTTGTACGCAAGATGGCGTTTCCTAAAATGTTCTACGATATGACGGTCATCCCACGGTGGTCCAACAAAGTCGAAGCCATCGGAGTCAACGGTGACCCGACCAAAGCATTCATGGCAACCACACCAACTATGAACATGAGTTCGCAGGTTATGGAATATGTACAGGACCTTATCGCCAAGACCAAAGAGGCGATGGGTGTGTACGACGTCGCCTTAGGTAATGCCCGACCCGATAACACATCAGCCATTATCGCTTTGCAGAAATCAGCGAGCCAGCCGTTGGAGTTACAAAAGTATGACTATTACCAAGTTGTAGAGGATAGCGTACGAATTATTATGGACCTGATGGCGGTCAACTATGGCATCCGTGATATCACGGTTAAGATGCCGATGGACCCGCAATTACAGCAAATGATGCTGATGTCAGGTCAACCCGTAGACGATGCACTGGTATCGGTGCCCATGCCGTTTGATTACAGTCAAATAGCACCCGACCAGTTATCGATAATTGTAGAGGTGGGAGCATCGGCGTACTGGACCGAAATCATGAACATCCAGTCTTTGGATAACATGTACAGGGCTGGTATTATCCCTGACCCGATTACCTATTTGGAACAACTCCCGAACGGTATCGTTAAGTCAAAAGCCGATATTATTGAAGCCATTAAGAAAAAGGAAATGCAGATGCAAGCGATGCAACAAATGCAGATGGAACTTGCGATGCAACAACCTCAGGGTGCCCCTGCTAACACAGGCGGTGCCAAGGGCTTACAAACAAGGTAGTATGCGCCCAACCATAGGCGCTTGAAAAAGGAGGTCCAATGACACAGCAAACCACTGTACCTGCGGATGATGATTTTGAATTTGATGCAGAAGATTTTGAAAATGACGTAGATGTCGAAGATGTAGATGACGAAGACAACGACCAAGATGATGCACCCGATAACGATGATATCGATGACGAATCGGACATTGCTCCAGCACCAACGAAGTCGAGCCGTAAACAACTTGAAATAAAGTACAACGGCAACAAAGAAGTCTTTGACCTTGAAACCCAACAAGACCAAGTGGTCGAACTGTTGCAAAAAGGTCGAAATTATGACCATGTAAAAACTGAACTGGACTCCTTGAAGAACAGCGAGGAAACCAAATTGATTCAGGACCTAGCCAAAGAGGCGGGGTACCCTGATGTTAAAAGTTTTTTACTCAAGGTCAATCAGGATGTAGAAGCCCGCAAGATAGAGGCAAGGGTGCAGGAACTAACGGCAAAAGGCGTGCCCAAGGACCACGCTGAGTACACCGCTAAACTCGAGATACAATCCAAACAGGCAGTCCCGCCTGCAAAGGATGATGGCATCGAACCGTTAAAGCAATCTTTCCAAAGTCTGCTTGCTCAATATCCCGAAACAGCGAACTACAAATCCTTATCGGAATTTCCACCCGATGTCATCACCGCCATGAATGCAGGGGATTCACCCCTCGTGGCGTACCAAAAACACTTGCTCAACAAAGAACGAGTCGAACGGGCTAAACTGGAGCACAACGCCAAAGTTAAAGACCGTGATATTGGCTCGATGAAATCGACCAAGGATGAAGAGGAGGATGCGTTTCTTGCTGAACTTTTGAAATAAAAAAGGAGCACTAAACTATGGCTATCAACCTTGCGAAAAAATATTCGCCTAAGGTAGTCGAAAAGTTTAAAAAGTCATCTTACTTTGCTGGCAAGGTAAGTGACGATTATGACTTTGCGGGAGTCCGCACGATTACCATCTATTCACTCAACACCGTTGACCTGAACGATTACAACCGCTCAGCAACATCCAACCGTTTTGGAACACCGACCGAAGTTACCGACACCATCCAAGAGTTGACGCTTTCCCAAGACAAGTCGTTTACATTGACGATTGATAAAGGGAACAACGTCGACCAATTGGGTATCAAAGAGGCTGGCAAGATGCTTAAACGCCAACTCGATGAAAAGTCGATTCCTTTCATGGACAAGTATGCATTAAACGTATGGGCAACCAAGGCTGGCGAAATTGCACCGATTACCGCACCAACCAAGTCGACCATCGTTACCCTGTTGGCTGACGGCTTAACGTTCTTAGACAACAAACTTGTACCCGATGAGGGCAGATTCATTGTATTGGGCGCAACCCAGTATAATAACCTGAGATTATCCTCGGAAATCTTAGCCGTTGACCCGATGGCTCAAAAAACGTTGGGTAAAGGCGTCATGGGATTGTTTATGGATACCCCGATTATTAAGGTACCTGATTCATACATCCCGACCAACTGCCACTTTGTTATCATCTACCGTGATTCCTGCCTCTTCCCGTTGAAACTGAAAACCCTGCGCATCTTGAGTGATGTTGCTGGTATTGACGGTAAAGTCTTGGAGGGCAGACATTACTTTGATGCATTTGTTAAAGGCACACTCGCCGATGGCATTTATACTGCAGTCACGACCGCTTATGTACAAGCCGATGTTACCATCACTCCGACAGGTGCATCCCACGCTTTGACATCAGCATCCTCGACTGGCATCAAGTACACCACCGACGGAACCGACCCGAGATACAGCCCGACCGCTTTGGTTTACTCAGGAGCCGTTACGCTGACATCAGGACAAACGATTACCGCTTATGCTTACCGCACTGGTTACTTTGACAGTGGCATTACAAGCGCACTCTACACCGCATAGAATAATGGGGGCGGATTAAACTCCGCTCCCTCTTTTAATTAAAGGAGGCAATTATGACCGTACAACAATTATTTGATTTAACGATTGGTATGATGGGGATGAACTCCAGCAATGCATCGACCTACTTGGAAACCGTCATACCCCAAGTAAATGTTATTTTGTCGGCATGCTACAACTTGGAAAATAACAACCGCCTGTTTAATGAGGTGACCTTGTTGACCGCCATACCAACCGTTGCATCTTTGACGGACCCGATTGTCTACTATGATGACATCCAACGCAAAGCCATGATGTGGGGGCTGGCGGAGTTGTTTGCTTTATCAGATGACGATACCCTGCGGGCGACCGTGTTCTCGATACGGTTTGCTGACGCTCAAAAAGAGTTATCCAAACTTATCCCGAGTGATATAACCGATTATTACAGCACGGAGGAAGAATAATGCCACGCTCATTTAACTACGGTGCACCACCACGTTTTAATAACTACGTCTTGCGTGATTTTAAAGGCGTAGATTTTTCTTCATACCCAAGCGAGGTACACCCCGAGCGTAGCCCTGATGCCTTGAATATCATCAGCCCAAGTAGCGGGATGTTGCAAAAACGTACAGGGTATAAATTAGACGATACCGTGCCCAACGTAGACGTTGGTGAGGAACGTTTAACCGAAGATTTTACCATTCTTTCGATGTACCGTAATAACTACACCTATAAGTGGTATCGATGGTCAAGTCCTGCCGAGATGATAGCGGTTGAGGTCTTTGGAACCATCGATATTAACATCGTGCAGAGAGGCAATTTCTTTTACTATAAGCGGGGCGGTGTATGGACACCGATACATTATGCAGGAACATCGGGCGGTGACCCAATAAGCAATTATCCGCAAGCCATCAGGGAAGCGCACTATGTAAGAGTTAAGTCTGATAATGTAGGTGAGGTCACAGAGGTCAACCGTTTGTACTGCTTTGGTGGTGGCTCCGACTTTGTGTTGGAAATCAGCCACGGTTTAGGAAACACACCCAAGGCGAGCGATGACTATACGGCTCCGTTACCAAACATTACAGCAAAACCGTTATGGCTAGTAGCCAAAATACCGACCACGGTCATTAACCGTTTGAACACGGGAGGTGGTGTGGTTTATGAAGATATTAACCGTTTGACCCCGTTGCGGGAAAACAGTTTTTACGGCGATGCCAGCGCATTAACTTATCAACTGGATGCCACCGTTTTAGACACCAATGTGGCATACCCAGCGTGGTACCTGCCGACTGGGGCGGTGACGGCTTACAAATTGAATGTAGACGGAACATGGACCACCATCAACGAGGGAGCAGGATTGACCGTGAATCGGACTACGGGTGTCGTCACTTTCAGCGTAGCCGTGGGAGTATCGCCAGTCACGGGCATGGACAATTTACGCATCCAATTCTGCAAAGGCAGGAGCCTTTTGACGGCTGAAATATTGCGAAGATTTTATAGATGGATTGACGACCCGTTGGAACCTGACCCAGCATTTGGCGAATACTACGAGGATTCTGTTTCATGCCCGTCAAGTATATTCAGAAATGCCAGTACATACGGTTTGTATGGATTGTCAGGGAACGCTAACCACCTGTTTGTTTCCATAAAAAACTGGGATTACCGCATCAACACCGATACGATGTATGCACCCGAAACTGGCTATACCATCTTTGGAACCGATGAATCGGATGTAACAGGTTACTCGGCGACCAACGACTATCAGGTCATTTATAAAAAAGCCAACGGCGATGAGCCGACTCTTTACCTAAGACGTGCAAACCTTGACAGCAACAACGAAATCATTTTTCCAATAACCCGTGGGGTGCCGTCAGTAGGTTGTTCATATCCATCAACCTTAGCCGAGTTAAAAGACGAACCGATGTTCTTATCCCCGCAGGGCGTTTATGGTTTGGTATCCACCAACGTGTTATCCATCCAAAGCGTACAGAACCGCTCATATATGGTCGACATGCGTTTGCTGAAAGAACCGAGCATTGCAATAGGACCCAAAGCCATCGCTTTTGAGGGCAACTATTACCTGTTTATAAAAACCAGCACGGGCACCAATATTTACATCGCTGATAGCCGTAAGAAATCATATCAGAAAAACGCCCCAACCGAATCCTACCAGTACGAGTGGTATTTATGGACCATCGACCAAACCATTACATCGCTTTGGGTTTATGGTGATACGTTGTACTTTGGCTCGGGTGGCGGTAAGATATTTAAGTTTAAAAAGACCAGTGATGCCAACGCCTATACAGACGACAACGGCGTGACCCCAGTGGCGGTAAGTTGCTACTGGATAACCCCTGTACTGTTCATGGGCAATATAACGGCGTTGAAATCGCTTAAAAACGTATGGACCCGCATAGCCCCGTTTGATGTAACGAGCATCGAAATCTATTACCTCGTCAAAGGGCAAAACAAACTGACCAAAGATGTCGACCTCGACCCGTTTGGGTATGCGGTGGATAACTTTGAACGATTGACCTTTAACTGGGCAACAAGCCCGCATGTCGTTGTAACCAACCGCACCGAGCGTAAGTTTATGAGCATCCAATTAAAGTATGCAAACACCAACGCCGAAGCCTTTGGGTTGATTGAATCGATTATAAAATATCGTTTCAACAGCGACTTTAAAGGGGGATAACATGGAGAATAATTTAACCATATCCACCCTCGGCGGATTGGTACACAACACCAGCGCCAAGAAGATACCATCGATAAATGACATGCTCCCGTTGATGGATAGCCAAGATAAGAACCTTATCAAGAAAATATCCATGACCGATTTATTCAACGGCATGGACCCAACGACCATATTGGATAAACTTAAAACAGTCGATGGCGAAGGCTCAGGTTTGGATGCGGATTTACTGGATGGAAACGATAGCGCCACTTTCGTAAAATTTATAGATTTTAACAACAACGTTAAGACATTCAGAAATTGGGGCGGTCTATACACGGGAAGCGCAACCAATAACGGAGCAATACGCATCGATATAGGCTCTCACAATATTATGTTTGACGCTGTTATCAGGATACGGTCATACACCTATTTAATGGATATCAATGTCGGCGGTTACACCTATACAAGCGGTGGGTCCGATTGGCACAATCCGCAAGCGAGCGGGATGAATGACACCAACTTAATTATCCCGATAAAGTTTTATTCAGATGGAACAAACCGCTTTATCATTATTGGGGATACCACGACCGTATGGGGTGGATACCTGCATGTAAGCGTAGATAAAGTCGACATAGGGTATGGCTCGACCGCACCAATTATCGCACCGTTTACTGTATCTCTTGTAACGAGTATCACGGGAACACTTAATGCAACAAGATACATCAACGGGGCTGGCTCGGGTTTGGATGCCGATACCGTAGATGGGAAACACGCTAATGCTTTTTTAGAATTAGCGGGTGGAACAATGTCTGGCGCTTTGGATATGAGCAACAACGATTTAAATTTCAGAGCCCCAGCCTTAGACGGTGGCGATATTGTATGGTGGGAAAATTTAACCACCGAACAGCATCGAATATGGGGTGCTACGGGTGTTACGAACGGTCTGCATTACCGCTATAAAGGCGGTGCGACACAAACGTTATGGGCATCAGGAAACGACGGTGCAGGCTCGGGTTTGGATGCCGATTTATTGGATGGGTTGCATGCGAGCGCCTTTGCTCAGTTATCGGCTGTTTACCCCGTAGGTGCCATTTACTTATCAACCGTAGCCACGAACCCAGCAACTTTGTTTGGGTTTGGCACATGGGTTGCCATCGCAGGAAGATTCTTAATCGGTGCAGACGGCACTTACCCAGCGGGCTCAACAGGCGGTGGTGCCACCCATGTTCACGCAATGCCACACACTCACACAATCGCACATACCCACGACCAAGGCTCGTTGGAAACGCTGATGTGCCCTACGACATCGGGTATCGCATACAAAAATTCGACCGTTTCATTCTCGGCAAACCGCTTTTTCAATGTTAGCGGAGCGACTGATGTTTCATCAACAAGCAGTCGGAGTTATGGTGTTGATATTTCAGGTAATACAGGCGCATCCAGCGCAGGCTCATCGGGTGGAGTCAGTACAGCCAACACAGGCTCGGGGTCATCGTTGCCCCCGTACTTGAGCGTATATATTTGGCAGAGGACCGCATAAGAGGAGGAAAACTATGCAAGCATTTCTCGACTTTTTCTTAGATTCACTAAGCAATACCACGATTCAGTCATTGCTGGCGTTACCGTTTATCATCGGTGCCAACATGGGGCTGGGTGTTGCATTATCCAAATTGGAATACCGTTTTGACATTGATGTATTTAAACGGGGTTTATTCAAAGGCGTAATCGTTTATATCGCCATCGCCCTGTTATCCATCGCCTTGTTGGTGCGAGCCGACATCACGGTCGAATTTGATGGAGCCATTATCAGCATGGCAGATGCCATCGATAAGACCTTGTTTGGGTTTGTGCTGTACTATGCAGGGAAAGCCATTATCAACTTGAGCAAAACAATGGGAACACACTCCGAGGATATTCAAAAAGAGGGAATCCCCGAAGCCAACTACACGGATATTGACGGTTTAGGATGATAACCCCACTTAGCAAAGGTTATATAACGCAGGGCTTTCGACCAGCGACCAACCCCAGTCATGGGGCGGTCGACATCGGGTGGTGGCGTGTCGGGGTCGTTGACCCGCCTATTTACGCATGGGATGCAGGCACCGTCTTGCAAAGTGCGTACAGCACGGTCGGTGGCAACTATGTCGTAATCAAACATGACCGCAAGGAACACTATTACCTGACCCGTTATTTTCACTTAAAGAACCGTATGGTCAAAGTGGGTGACCGTGTACACCGCTGGCAAACCATCGGTATCGGCGGGTCCACTGGGTCATCCAGCACAGGACCCCATTTACATTTTGAAATATTGGCTTTACCGAAAGACTTTGTATTTACCAACATGACCAGCGCCATACGGAGCAAGTATTCGATTAACCCGTTGGTCTATTCGTTTTTGACTCAAGCACAGGAAATCACAGGAGGATTCAAATATATGACCGTAAACACCGAAAAAGTTACCATCGCCGTACCCACCGTATCCAGTTTAAATTTACGCTCGGCACCCGTCGAGGGAACGACCGCCAATGTAGTCGGCAAAGTCCCTGCAGAGGGACTGGTTTTCAAGGGCGTGTCTAACGCAAACGGCAGAGCATGGGCACTGGTCGACTGGAACGGGCTGACCTGTTATTGTGCTATGGAGTTTGTAAAACTGAAATACTATTATGAATTGGTCGAGGTACCCGTAGTCAAACCGATGGACAAGGTATTTGAGGATGGTGAAATCACCGTAACGGTGCAAACAAAACCATTGAAATAATGCCGTAAAGTTTGGAGGTTTATGGTGCAGAGGTTATAATAAAATTAGCAAAGGAGGTCCATTATGGCAACCACAGAACAAGCCTTAG